AAAACCTCATGAAGAAGGAGGGAGGGATGCGGGGCCATGACAGCCCCGCCTCATATCAGTAGCCCCACATCGTGATGGCGAACTTGCCCGCCGTGTAGGGCGCGTTGGCCGTGCCTTGCCCCACAAGGTAGAGGAACGCATCCGCAGCCGGCATGTTGGCGAAGAAGGACGTTGTGCCGAGCGACTGCGTTCCGGCGTTGATGATCTGCGTTCCCGAAAGCGTCGAGATCGCCACATCCTCAACCCCGGTTCCCGCAGCGGCCGAATAGAGATCGATGTCGGCATCTCCACCGATCGGAGCCTCAAGACACACCATACGGCCGGCAAAGATGGCGCCATTCCGCGCATCCGTGATCTGCGTGACATAGGCCACACCAGCTCCATTGGTGCCGATGATGTCCCCGGCCGTGCCGCCGGAATTGAGGCCAGTCAGGTCCAAGATCAGCGTTGTTTCGATATAGTCGCCCTTCGGCACGACGGACGACTTCATGACCGTGCCGGTCCCGCCGGTGATGCCGACCCCGGCCGCGCCTGCCTTCTGCGAGGCCGAGAGCGTGGCCGCGCCAGCCGCCATTGACGACACCGTGAGCAACGCCGTGGCATAGCCGTTGTCGGTTTCCGAGATCACGACAGCATCGCCGACCCGAAGGCCGACGTTCTGCGCATTGGAGATGTAGCCGGCCCCGAGCACGACCGAAAGTGCATCGGTCGTGGCAAAGGCCCAGAGGGCCGGGGTGGCCCCGTCGTCCGCCGAAGCCAGAAGCCGCGGCGGGTAAGCGGTGTTGTAAGCCATAGCGGCCTCCGTTGCTGAAAATGATGCGGCAGGGCCGTCGCAGCCCTGCCGCGCGCCGCCGTCAGGTGATGGCGGTCAGGGCCGTCAGGGTGCCGTTGCCGTCAACGTCGACCGTGACCTGCGCCATGGTGGCGAGGCCGTTGGTCGTGTCGATCACATGCACGAAGTCGCCGGTCGCCATGCCAAGGTCGCGGGCATTGGTGATGTAGTCGGTGTCATCGAACGCCGTTTCCGGGTCCGCCGACTTGTACATCCACACTTGACCGCGACCACCGACCCCGGACGAGATCAGGGCCGGGGGGTTGGAAGCCGAGTAAGCCATGTGTCAGCCCTCCTTAGGCCGGAACGAAGGCGGACCCGTCGTGGTTCATCACGACGATACCGCTGTTTTGCAGGATTTGGCTGCCCATGTAGACCGAGCACCGCGCCCACGACACGTCCTGCTTCTCGTCGTAGCCAACCGGCGACATGAGCCCGCCGGAGTTGACGGCATGGCCGATCGCAGACTTGTGGAACATGAAGCACTTTTCAGCATTGGTGCCCTTTCCCGGAAGGTTCGGGTGAACGATCCAGTTGACGCCGAGCCACTGGCGCACCTTCGGCCGATCCGACCACGCGCTCGCGTTGGCCGTGACAGGCTTCAGGTCCACGTAGTCGGCGCTGGCGTAGCTCTTGACCTTGAGCAGGTAGCCGTTGAACGCCGGAGTGACGACAGCGAACACGTTGTTGTCCCACGGCACATCGGCATTCTGAAGGATCGTGAGCGAACGGATCGCCACGTCTTCGGACGCCGGCGACGCGGTGCCGGTATTGACCGTGCCGGTGTTGAGTTCGGTGATGATGTCCGCGTCGATCTTGCGGTTGATCACCGCCATCGCGTCGCGTTGCATCAGCTCGCGCTGGTTGCCCTGAGACGCGAAGATGTTGAACCCGGTCTTTTCGACAAGCCGATGCCACTCGACCAGCGTCGCCGTGTATTGCGTGCTGTCGGTGATGCCGGCCGGGATCAGACCATTCACGCCGCGCGTGGTGGCTTCGCCACCGGAGCCAGCGACCAGGAACTCGGCCTGATTGCCCTTGATGACGACTTCAGTCGTCACAGTATCGCGCAGGAGCGATTGATGCTGCTCGAAAACAGCGATCATTTCCTGCCGGTACTGCTTCTGGAAAGCAGTGTCTGCCATTGGATTACCTCATGGGTTGAAGGAGAGGCACATCCGACGCAGGGTATCCGAACGGCCGGCGGGCTCTTGCGAGGGTATCCGCCGCCCGCACGGGGCGTTGTCTTTCGTGCTGTCTGTCTTTGGTTTCGACGGGGCCGTTGCCGGGGTGTCCATCAGCGAGATGCCAGCTTCTCCTGGGCATCGTAGAGTGTGCGAAGGCGTTCTTGTGCCTTCGCGTCCTTGTTGTAGGCGGCGCGATCTTCGCGCATGTATTTCTCGATCTTGGCGACCTCTTCGGCCACGCTGTCCGCCTGCGAGCCGCCGCCCGCTGGGGCCACGAATCCGGCCGGGTTTTCCCGGTTGGCCATGTCCGCCATCCAGCGCAGGAACGCCGGGTTGTCGCCGAGCAACCGGCCGTCCGGTGTGCGCGCACCGCGCAGCATGTCTCCGAGCGTCACATCAGCGCCGGACTCGTCCTTGCCGACGACCGGCGCTGCGTCGAGGAAGTTCTTCACGGAATTAAGCGTCATGCGGTAGTCGCCGCCGAACTCGCCGCGCAACTCATCCTCTGCCGCGACGCGAAATTCCTTGTCCGACTGCGCCGCGGCGGCGACCTTCGCCTCTTCGGTCTTGTAATACCAGTCGAGCGCCGCGCCGACGAAGGCCGGCGGCATGTTCGCGGCGTGCGCCGATTCAAGGAACGACCCGGCAATTTCCTTGTCAGCCTCGCCAATCACCAGCCCGTTCGGCAGGCTTTCAAGGTAGCCATCGGCCTTTTCCGGCACGCCGATCTGCTTGCGGTAAGCCGCCACGTCCTCCGGGCTTGCGTCCTTCGCCAGCGCTGGTTGCGCATGGCCGGCCGAAATCTTCTTCTGTGCCTCGCGCAAAGCCTTTGCCACGTCCAGAGGCGACTTGTAGCGGTCGAGCGACTTCATCGCGTCCTTGTCGTCGCCGGCCATGCGGGTGCGCCAGTCGGCGGGCCAGTCGGCCGGCGCAGCGGCTGGCTTGTCGCCACCGCCACCATCCGCCAGCGACTTGCCAGCACCCGCCGGTGCGGCACCATCGGCAGGTGCGGCAGGCTCACTCTTCGGTGCATCCGACGGGTTTCCGCCATCAAGCGGCGCGTCGATCACGTCATCGGGCATTCTGCTTCCTCATTTCAGCCACCAGTCGCGGCGGCAGGTTGACCATCTTGACGACCTGAAGTCCGACGAAGCGCCGACCCTCTCCGAATGCCGTCTCTCTCTCGCCCCCGTCGCTGTCCGAGCGGAAGGAAAGCTCATAGGTGCCGGCGGCCGTCGTGATCAGCCAGTCCAGCGCCAGCTTCTGTTGAATATCGTTGGCGGTTCCCGTCGCCAGCGACTTGAACGCCAGCACGACTGCCTCGCTGTAGTCCACCGGCTTCCATGCCGGATCGCGCGGTTTCATGCCGCGAACGCCTTGGCGGCCACGCCGAGCTTCTGAGCCACGTCTGCGCCTTGCTGCATCCCGGCCAGCGCCTGCGAGGCGTCCTGTGCCTGAGCGTCACGGTCCATCGCCGCCGCCACCGCATCCTCGCTGCGCATCCATGCCTGCGGCGTGCCGGAGCCGGAGAGCGCATCCCGAAGCGCCACACCGAAGTCCACCGCGTAGCGCGCGGCCGGATCGACCTCGACGGCTTGCGCGATCATCGCCTTCATCTCGAGGAATTGCTGGCCCTTCTCGCGTTCCGCCGCCTTCGCCAGCGGGCTTTCGAAGGCAAAGCGCACGTCCGAGCCTTGCAGGCTTTCGGGGATGCGATCCGCGCCGCCGAACGCGCCCTCGCGCAACAGCGTCTCGAATGTCATGTCGCAGAGCGCCGCGTTGTAGTCCTCTTCGATCGGCTCGAAGAGCGGCAGCGCCTGGCGGATGTATTCCTGCACCCGTTGCCCAACCTCATAGGCCGTCATTTCCGGGCCACCGACCGGCGGAAGCGCCAATTGGTTGATGTAGAACGCCTCGCGGATTTGCGCCGCGATCCGATCCGACATCTCGAAACCGTAGGGCAGGCCTGACTTGTCCTGCATCATCGGCCGAAGCACTTCACCGAGCCGCTCGTCATATTCCGCGTCGATGGCCGTAAAGCCACCCGCGTAGATGTTGAGATCGCCGCGGATCGCCTCCGACACGCCGATCATCGGCGGGTTTGCAGCCCGCTCGCCGGCGTCCAGCAGCGTCAGCGTCATCGCCTGAATGAGCCGCGCGTCAGGGATCGCCACCACGGTTGCCGGCGAATAGGGATACTGCGAGCCGGAGACCGTTGCCCATCGCGGGATCACATAGCGCCGCGTCCACGATCCGACATCCTCCATGATGTGATCGTTGTCGCAGTCGATATAGAGCGACACCCACGGCTGGCGCCACGCCTTCGTGCCGTATTCATCGGCGCGAACGACGATATGGCGCACCGCGACCCGCTCATTCGGCTCCCTGTCAAGCCGTTCCGTCACCTTCGCATGGACCTTGCCGGGGAAGAACCGGCAGAGTTGCGAGACCGTGGGCTTCCAGTTGCGATGCACGCCGCAGATTTGGCCGTAGGTGTCCTCTTCCCACGCCACGTCGCGCAGGTGCCAGTTGCGATAGAGGAGCGCCGTGTCGCGGCGGTTGACCTCGACCGAAATGACGCCGCCGCCGAAGGCCGAGAAGTCGTGATCCGTCTCCTTCGTCGCCCGCGTCAGCATCGCCTTGTGATCATACATCGCCCGGCGCATGACGCTGGCGCTCCATTCGAGCCACAGCTTGGCCTCATGGTCCTCGCGCTCTTCGCGGTCGGCCCGGACGGCAAACCAGTTGCGCCCCTTCGGACGCAGCATCGAGCCGATGGAATTGCCCAAGTCGCGCCGCACCATCACAGGATAGCCTGTCATCAGATGACCGGCGAAGTCATCGCCCACGTCGCGCGCTACGGTGAAGTCCGCCCGCTCTGGATAGAAATTCTCGGCGATGTCCTGATTGCGCCGGTCGAAAGACGTCTTGGCCGAGAATAGCCGGTCCCCGCGCTCCTTCAGCGACTTGGCGTCGGTGTGCAGCATTACGCGCCCAGCGTCTCGCGCCCGGCGCCGGTCAGCACCGTCGAAGCCGAGCCAGACGATCGCGTCTCCTGCGCCACGACACGCTTGCGCGCCGCCGTCAGGGCCTTTTCATCCGGCAGCGGAGTCGGCGGTTCGATCTTCGGCATCTTCGGCTTGGAAAACAGCCCGCTCATGTCTCGCCCTTCCTATCGCTTCAGCCGCGCCGAGGCCCGGCCCATGTTTACCGTCACCGACGATCCGCTGCGCTTCGCCGCCGCGTAGCCGCGCCACTCGTTGCCGTGCGTCATCAGCTTCGGCCCGTAGGCGTTGGCCATGATCACCGCATCTCCCCGGTCTGGCGAGCGGCCGAGCTTGGCCACCAGGTCGACCTTTGGCGTCACCTTGATCCCGGAGGACGTGACTTCAAACCGCAGCGCCGTCAGGTCGGAGATCAGCACCGGATCATCCGGCAGGGCGATCCTCGCGCCGCCGTCCTGCGCCGGATCAAGCGCTTCACGCAGCCGCCACGCATCCTCGGCCCGTTTGTTGAAGAAGCCGAATTGCTGGTCCACCGTGCGCCGCACCGACTTCTCCGCGCCCTTGTGCCCGATCAGAGGCGCGATCGCGTTGTCCTTGAGCCGCATGTAGGTAGCGCCGCCATAGCCGCCGCCCATGTCCACCACGACCGTGGCGCCGTTGCGCCGCGCCGCGATGATCAGTCCGGCGACCTCGTTGCCGGTGGGCGTCTCCACCCCCGCCACCACCTGCAGCGGCGCGAACCACGCGTCATAGCGCGCCGATATCGTGGTGTTGTCAGCCCCGCCCTGCGCCACGTCCGCGGCGATCGTGGACATGGGCGCATGTTCCGGCGGCTCTGGCGTCCACCGCGCCTGCGCCTCGCGCAGCCATGCCGTCGGAAAGACCTGAAAGGCGTCGTCCTGCCGCCCGACCATGAAATTGCCGTCGCGGATCGCCGAGCGGTATGGCTCGGGAAGCGCGTCGAGCTGCTTCTGGTAGTCGTCCGTCTCGATGAACGGGTTGTCGGTCAGCCGCGACGGAATGAATGTCCGCGATGTCGGGATGAACACGTCGCCGTCGCGCTGCACCGGATCCGGACCATCAACCTCCAGGTCTTTCGACGTGTAGCCGTCCGCCACAGTGATGAACCAGCGCAACTCGCCCGGCCTGGCCGGCTTCGGATGCGTCAGGTCGAGCCACGGCCGAAACATGCCGACGATCCATTCGCCCTCGGACGTGACCGGCGGGTTTGTCGCCAGCACCGTCCGCGTCCGCTGGCCCTCCTTTACCGTGCGGACCCATCCCATGAGGAACCGCACCTGCGTTTCGCCGAACTGCGTTGCCTCATCCAGCCCGAGCAGATCGCGCGCCCGGCCCTGGTATTTCATTTCGTCGCCGTGGTCCTTGGCAGCGCCGAACGTGATGATCCGGCCTTCGGGGGTCCGCAGCGTCGGCGGCGCCTTGCCGGAAAAGCCGTCGCGCGAGCCGTAAATGCGCAGCAAGTCCTCGATGAGCCCGCCGCCGCCCTCGAGATCGACACCATTGCGCCGCATCAGCAGCGACTGATGATGCTCCTCCAATGCCAGACCGCAGAGCAGGCCGGACTTGCCGCCACCCGCCTCGCCGCCGAATAGCAGCACGTCGGCCTTGGAAAACCACGCGGCCGTCTGCGGCCCCGGCGACGGAATGAACTTGCGTCGCGCGAACCGCTCGGCCGCCAGATTCTCCAATTCCATGCGGCTGGCCTGCGGCAGCCCCTCGACCGCCGCCAGAACTTCCCGGAGGTTCACTTTCCGCTCGGGTCCGCCAGCACGAGGATCAGCGTCCTGTCCGCCCCCTGCGCCACCGGACTTGCCGACGTGCCGGAGCGCACCTTGAGATAGCGCAGCGCGCCAAACCACGCAGTCGGGCTGATCGCGACGAAAGCCGACGCCGCCGCCGTGATGGCAACCTCCGTGCCACCGCTGTCAAACATCGGCACGAAATTCGTGCCGTCACGGGACGCGAGGAATGTCAGGGACGCGGTCGTCCACGAGTCGGGCATGTAGATGCCGGTCAGAACGCGACCGCCCATGTTGACAGATTCAGTCTGATCATCGTCCACCGCGATGACGAATTTCGCCTCGACTTCGTTCGAGATGTTGTGGACGGGGTTGAGGTTGTTTGTCATTCGCCGTGATCCTTTATGCCCTGCGCCAGCAGAAACGCCACGCGGCGGGCCAGTTCCTTGTCGCTCAGCTTCACGTCATCGACCTCGATCGGGCCACCGTCACGCCCCGTCAGTTCCGACCTGTCGGCAAGGCCGAGATCGCGGGCGATGATGTTGGCGTTGAGAAGGTCGGCCGACGCGCCCTCGAATTTCTGTTTTCGGATGATCGCCTCGGCTCGCGTGATGACCCCAACCAAATCGGCCCGGAACTTCTCATGCCCTCTGGTTTTCCACCCGCGCCACGCCTCTTCCGTCACGTCCAGGAACAGACACAGCCCGCCGATGGTCATTGCCCGCATCTTGGCGACAGCTTTTTGCACGACGACGCCCTGATAGGCGAACGGCTTCATCTCGTAGAGCGGGTTTTCGGCGTTCCACTCGAAATATTCGACGCAGGCGCTCCACAGATCATCGGCCGTCTCGAACTTCGGCGCGATCCCGTGCGAGCTTCGCGCCTCCCAGAAGCGGTTTCCCGGCAGGAAGCGCCCGGTTGTGGCGTCCCGGTCGTCGCTCATGTGTTCGCCTCATGCTGTGGATAGCTGCGCGTTGGCCTGTCGCGCCCCAGTCGCGCGGTGCGCCGCACTTGTCGGGATGGGCCTTGTCGCCGATAGGGGCGCAGGTATCCGGGCCGACCGCCCTTGCCAGTCTCCCGGCGAATGAGAAACGCCACCGTCCGGGAGGGAGGTGGCGTCTTTGCAGGGTATCGCCTGCGATTATGACCGAATGTACCCGGCCCGCGTGAAACGTCAACCCCTATCCACCACCTGCCGCATCGAGCGCATCGCAGCGACGAATGCGCTGCCCGTGGTGCTGAGCCGGCCGCCGATGACAAGCGCGCCGCATGTCTGGCGCGAGGCGCGCATGATGAGGCTCGCGTCATGGGCGCCGAGTGCCTGCAATGCGCCCTGCCAGCGCATCCACAGTGACACCGCATCCCTGTCGCGCTCATCCTCGCTGCGGATGTCCGGGCGGTCATCTGCGCGCGTCTCGAAACGCTCGGGAAGCATGTCGAGGCGGGCCACGTTGGCGAAACGGTGCCGGCCGATGATGCGCCGGAAATACGTCTCGTCTGCCGCGTCGTAGCGGGCGAATACGTCCCAGAGCCTGGCAGCCTCATCCGCGTCCCGTGCGCCGAGGTGGATGGCCTGGCCGGCCGGGTCCGCGAGCATGACGCTGGCGGCGTCGACCTCGGGACCGAAATGCCGGGTGCGGGCGTTGAGCACGACGACGCGCGGGTCTTCGGCCGGCCGGCGCGTCGACTCCACGTAGCGCCCGTCGCGATGGCGCTTTGGTGTCTCTGCCAGCCCCGGCATGTCAGCGCCGCCATCCGCGGCACGCGCCCGCCGCAATGCCCGCTTTGCCCGCTTGCTGTATGCCATGTCCTGCCTCCATGTCAGTTTCTGTCACCCACGCCAGAGGCGCTGTGCCCGTCTCGCGTTTTCCTGCCGTGGGTAGCCGCCATGCCCGGCTTTCCGCCTGTAGCGCCGCCTGACGCGGTTTCCGCAGCCGCATCGCCCCCACCGCCGCACCAAGACGGCGGGGGCGGGCCACGACAGGGGCGTGATGGCCTTTCACGGTTGCCGGATGCGCTCCGGTGGGCGATGCCGCCTGCATGGCGGATGCGATGCTCATGGCAGCCGCCACAGAGTGGTCCGGGCTATCACACGGTCGCCGACAATGGCGCCCTCCGTCCGCATGATGCCGAGAAGTTTGCCAAGCGCCGGACCAGGCAGTCGCACATGCCCGGCCATGTCGCCGAAATACATCGGCCCCTCGGCCAGGAGGCGCAGAATGGCGGCGCGGGCCACGTCATAGACACCCCCTGTGTATGGGGCGTTGACGTAGCCATTCCGCGGCGTCTCGGGCCGCTTGCGCTCGCGCTTCACCACCGCCAGCATTTCCCGGCCGATGGCAGCCTCAAGGCCGGGCGTCATGGCGCCGAGCCGGAATGCGTTGCCGATGATCCGCGTGTGAATGCTCATGCCTGTCCCTCCATTGCCACTGTCTCGCTCGCATTCACCGGGCGCCACGGCCACGGCTCGCCCGCCTCGATAGCCCGCCGCCGCAGCTCCCGCGCCTGTGCCCGCGTCCCGCTCCACGCATAGGCCGGGTCTTTCGCCACGCCGCGTCCCGAGAGGTGCAGCCGCGCGCCGGTCGCTGGATCCACGAGGCGAATTTCCGGCGCCCATGACGTGCGCCAGTGCCTGGGGGTGAGGACGCTCATGCCTGCCGCCTCCGCCGACGCTGCCACACGTCATTCCAGTCCTCGCCTGCCACGTCAGGGATATGCACCGTCACCCGCGCCTTGCCCGAGAGGCTGTAGGCCAGCCCGTAGGCCGCCGCCTGCCCGGCAAAGCCCGCGTCATTGTCGCCGAAGATCGCCACTTCGTCGCAGCCATCCGGCGGCGTCCACTTGCGCAGCATCGGCGCATTGAGCGCCGCCCACACCGGCATGTCGTAGAGCGCGGATGCACTCATTGCCGTCTCGATACCCTCGGCAATGCCGAGCGGCCCGCCGCTGTAGTCGCTGAGCATGACGCAGGCGCCATCGGGCAGCGTCCCCGGCATGAGCTTGCGCGGCGCGGCCATTTCCGCCTTGCCAGAGCCATCCGGCTTGAGGAATGTCCGGTGCATGGACACCGGCTTGTCCTGACCGGCAACGCCCACCATCGCCACCATGCACGGCCGCACCCCGCCATCGCCGTCGCGCAGCCGCGCGGCAAAGCGCAGCGCCGCAGGGTAGAGCATTTCCTCGACACCCCGGCTGGCGAGATAGCGATGCGCCAGATCGCCGGGCTGCACCGGCACCGTCGCCCGCCACGTGTCGCGCAGCAGATCGCGCGTCTCATCCGGCGTCCGCGCGGCCTTCGCCGCCTCGAATTTGACGTTGCCGACCATGCCGTCGATCAGCGCGGCGACCTCGGGAAACCCCTTGCCGGTGTATTTCTGCGCCAATGCCATGCCGTCGCCCGCGCCGCACTGGTTGCATATCCACGTGCCCCGGCCTTCCGTGTCGTCAAAGCGGAAGCGATCCGTGCCGCCGCAGATCGGGCATGGCCCATGCCGGTTGCGCAGCGCGGTTTCGGGCAGGCCGAGTTGCAGGAGAATACCCCGCCACTTGCCGCGCGCCACATTCGTCGTCTTGTCGAAAAACACTATGCCGCCCCCCTTTCCTGCCGCTTCGCCCACCGGATGTCCTTGAATTTCACGAAATTCCACACTTCCGGCGACGGCTCGCCCGGCCAGTCCGCCAGCCCCTTCGGCCAGACGCCGGTCTTTTCCCGGTAGGTATGCGCTGCCCAGCCACGCGTGCGGCCGCGCTTCGCGGCGATGGTCAGCAGCCCCGACCACCACGCCTGCTTTTCCTCGCGCGCCAGCCCCTTTGGCTTGCCCGTGATCTCGATCAACTCGCCGTCGACCGTCTCCACCCCCGCCACCGGCTTGCGCACATGGCCGCAGGACGGGCAGGTAAGCCCGGTATGCAGCACCCCGCAGCCGACGCACTCCTTTGGCAACCGCTCGGCCTTGGCGCGCGCCTTCTGAGGCCCACGCTCGGTATCGTCCAGCGCGTCATGGCCGATGTCCGTGACCAGCCCGAGGCGCAGCGAATTGCCGGCATGATCGAGCACCACCAGGTCTTCCGTGCCGGGGTTGATCCGCAGGCCACGGCCAATTTTCTGCACGTGCAGCATTTCCGACTTTGTGGGAGCCGCGTCGATGATGCAGGACACCGGCCAGTCAATGCCCGTTGTCAGGGTCCGCACGGAGCAGGCCACCTTGACCTCGCCGGCCCGGAACCGCCGCTCGATCAACTGCCGCTCCACAACGTCGGTGTAGGCGTCGCAGTAGGCCGCCGCCACGCCGGCGCGCTCGAATGCCTCGAATAGCTGGCGGGCATGGGCGCGGTTGACGCCAAAGAGCAGCGTCGGCCGGTTTTCCCCGCGCTCAAGCCACGTCTCGACCACCGACGCCGTGATCGTCGCGCCTTTCATGAGGTCGGCCGTCTGACCCTCGTGGTAGTCCCCCGCCACGGTCTTGACGCCCGACATGTCCGGCACGTCCGGCGCGAAGACGCGGAATTGCGAGAGGTAGCCCGCGTCGATCAGGTCGCGGATCGTCACTGGCACCACCAGGTCCTGCCACCAGCGGCCCATGCCCTTCGCCCACGGGGTCGCCGACAGGCCGACGAAAAACACGTCCGGCCGCTCGGCCATGAGCTTTTCGACGACCTCGGCCCGGTGATGGCATTCGTCGACGATGACCAGCGCCGCCGGCGGAATGTCCCGCCGCGCCAGCGTCTGCACCGATGCCACCTGCACCCTAGCCAGAGGATCGGTGCGCGGATGGCTCGCCTGCATGACGCCGATGCCGGAAATGCCCTCAGCCTCGAAAGCGCTCACGGTCTGGTCGATCAGCGAGACGGCCGGTGCCGTGAAGATCACCCGGTTGCCCTTGTCCAAAGCCCCCTCGATGATCTTCGCGGCGATCAGCGTCTTGCCCACGCCTGTCGGTCCCTGAACCACCACACGACGGTTTCCCCTAGCCAATGATGAGCGAAGCATGGCGATGGCATTCGACTGGTGCGGACGAAGTTCCTTCTTCCTGGCTTGGGCTTCTTCGGGCTGAAACCTGTGGAACAGATCAGTCATTTCGCACCGCCTGAGTTTCGAGCCTCTGGCGAGGGAAATTCGATGACAGAAACGCCCTTATTATA